GTAGTGAAAGAAGATGTCGTGGGAACAGTTACAGGGGATTCTGAGGGAAAATCGTACGGATAAAACAATCGAGGACAGGGAACCTCCTGTTGCCTGTCCGATTGATGGAGCAATCCTGGACATCCACCCCAGGGGGCAGAGGAACTGCCCAATGGGAAACTACCGATGGGTCGGTGGTCGCAAAAACTGAATACGCCTACCCATAGAAAGCAATGGTCATGGCAAATTGGTACGTATCGCGAGAGCGATTCAAGAACGCCGCATCTATTAGCGGCGGGCAATATAACGACGCAATAGATCGGGTTATCGAGGCATCCTCACGGGATGTTGATCGTTGGGCTCGCAGGCATTTCATCCCTAAAACGCAGACCAGGCTTTACCGGTATCCGCAACAACGTCCTGGACTTGCTACGGTTATTTGGTTGGATCAGGATCTCTTATCAGTTTCCACGCTCCAGACCAAGGCCCAAAACACAAGCCCAACAACCATCAGCTCTTCGGATTATTTCCTGGAGCCGGTAAACCCCGAGCCCGACGGGAATACCAGGTACAACCGGATCGAAATCGACGAGAGTTCAACGGCGGCATTTGAAGCGGGGGATACTTCGCAACGCTCTATCAGCGTTGCAGGATCCTGGGGATGGGGTAATGCTACCAAGTCCTCGGGATCTGTAGATGACAGCGGGGGTATCTCATCATCTGACACCACTCTCATCGTATCTGATGCCTCTCTGTGCGACGTGGGCGATACTCTGTTGATAGACAGCGAACAGATATTCGTGAGCGATAGATCTTTCGCAGCTAAGGGCAGCGTCCTTCTCAACATGGGTTCGAACCTTGCGGCGGTCAATTCGACTGTTACGGTGACCCTGGACAGTTCTCACGGGATCGTTGCGGGGGAAGTGATCCGCCTTGATTCTGAACAAATGTATGTGGTATCAGTTTCCACGAATGACTTGACCGTCATTCGTGCTTATGACGGGAGCGTCCTGGCATCTCATAATGACGACGTCGCCATCCATGTAAATCGTACCCTGACGATTGAGCGCGGATTGAACGGCACGACGGCCGCAAGTCATTCCGACTCGGCGACTATCACCAAGTACGCTCCGGATGCGGATGTTACCAGGTGGGCACTAGCCGAAGCTATCACCACCTGGCACCAGGAACATTCCGGTTGGGGTAGGTCTATTGGTACCGGAGATGCCGCCACAGAACTCACAGGGCGCGAAATCACGCAGCTACGCGAGTCGATGGTTAGTTACTACCGGAGAACCAGGGAGGCGGTAATCTGATGGCCCAGGGAATCACGGTGGAATTGAAAGGCCCGTTGCTTACTAAGGGCAACCGTATGTTCGACCAGATGACGAACGAACTGGTTCAAAGAATGGTCGAGATCGGTGAACAGAAACTCGACCAGACTCTCCGGTTCAGACCCGCGGGCGTCTATCTGAGCGTTCAGCAAGCAAGGCCAGGTCAGGCCAGTACGGGAAACTATCGGCGGAACGTCCAGGGTAAGACGCAATGGATGAAGGGCACCATCGACGACGGTAACGTCGTCTATGGCCCCTGGCTTGAAGGTATATCTTCACTTAACCAAACCAGGGGGTTCAAGGGCTACGCAAGTTTCCGCAGGACGGCCCAATGGATGCAGTCCAGGATAAGGCCCGAAACTAAGGCGGTTGTTGCCAGGTGGAAACGTAAAATGAACGGGAGCGTGTAATGGCATTTGATATCGGCGCAACCCTACACGCAATGGAAACCTATTGCCAGAAGTTGGGGTTGTTTTCCACGGTGCAGATCGGCGAACCTAAACAACCACCAGGGCATGGGATACATGCGGCCATCTTTATGAATAACGTAGCAATCGTCATGGTTTATGCGGGGGGCGATACCAGGGAAAACCACCTGGTAACGCTTCGGGTGTATAAGAATATGTTAGCGGAACAATCGGATCCGCAGGCAAGTCTTGAAGCAGAAATGGCATCTGTTATGTCTAAACTGATGGAGGGATTGCTCGGGGATACAGACCTGGAATCAACGGTCATGTCGATTGATGCGGCGGGTATGGATGGCGCTAACATGACGGCCAACTTCGGGTATACCGATGTTGGCGGTACTTTGTACAGGGTGGCAGATATCACGGTTCCGCTGATCGTCAATGGGTCGGCTACATTATCAGGAACAGGAGTTTAGATTATGGCAAAAAAAGCGGGATTAGGAGATGCGTTCTATATTGGCGGGTATGACTTATCTGGCGATGTTTCATCCGTCGATACAGTTTCAGCACGAAGGGCGGCAATAGAAACACCAGTGCTAGAAAAGTCTGCAATGGTTCGGCTCCCAGGAATGGCTGACGGGGAGATAAGTTTCACATCCTGGTTTGACGACGGAACGGACTTATCGCATACAGCCTTGAAGTCACTCGTCACGACTGATAGGGAAGTTCTGTATTGCCGAGGAACCGCTGCGGACTCTCCTGCTGCAATGCTCGTAGCCAAACAGATCAACTACGATTTCACCCGAGCAACGGACAAAGCTCTTTCGGCATCTGTTCAATGCCTCGGAAATGGTACCGCCCTTGAATGGGGAGTCTTATTAACCCCAGGGGCAATTACGCACTCAAGCTCAAGCTCAACCTCGGACAAGGACGACTCAGCGAGTAGTTCGGCAGGACTGGCGGCAGTCTTGCAGATCGTCTCAATCAATAGCGGTACGCCGACCTTCAAGATTGAGGACAGCCCGAATGGTTCCAGTTGGTCGGATCTTGTATCCTTTACTGCGGTCGCTAATGGCAACGAGCCCGCGTCGGAGCGTGTGTCGGTCACCGGTACGGTCAACCGATATCTTCGGATCACGTCGACGGGAACATTCAGCAATGCCAAGTTCATTATTGCTTATAGAAGGGGAACGGCTGAAGATGATCCGGCCTACTGATTACCAGACTACCTGGACGCAGGATGCCCACTTCAGGACCGCAACGTGCAAAGAAGTGGAGTGCGTACATTATACAAAAGGTTGGATAACAAAGGCTCCAATTGGTAGTCCAGAGGATGATTATATCAAGAACGATAAATCCAGAAAGTGGATCGCAGTAAAAGCAGACGAGGCTACGATTCATTACTTTTTCGAAGCGGGGCAGAAATGTTTCCGGCCGCATCGGGTAAAGGTTGAAAGGGCTCCATTTTACACCATGAATCAACCTGGTAGGGAAACCGCCAGATTGATTCGGGCGAATATGGATTTTGACGAATGGACAACACGACACAACGAACAATCTTATAGAGCTAAAAAAGGGAGGTAGTCATGGCAAAGGAAGCACCAACAATTTCTGTAACGGTAGATGATAGTGGTGGCAGCGGACAGAATATATCGAATAGTATAACGAATCTCGATTGGGCGATTCCACGAGGCGTTCAGGATGTGACAGGGGTCGACAAATCAGCGATGGAAAGAATACTGTTGCTTGCGGATTTCTCTATCACGATGAACGGGGTTTTCGATGATGGAGCGAACCTGGCGCACGCTGTATTCAAAACGGTATCAAGCACCTCCGAAGGAAGAACGATCGTAATCGTAACCAGTGGGCAGACCCTAACGATCGGCGATGTATTGCTAACGGATTATGCGTTGAGCAGAAGTACGGATGGTTCGCTGACCTGGACTGTACCAGGCGTCACAGAAGATGGCACAGTACCAAGTTGGTCATAAAAATAACCTTATAAGGGGAGACTATGGTAACGACGCAAAAGGTAAAAGGGTTCAAGATTCCCAAGCGAACGGCGACCCTGATTCTTGACGGTGATTACGCAGGGGCCGAGGTAGTCGTTCGCCTGGATGTTCCGGTTGGCACATTCCTTGAGATTCAGGATCTAGTTGCAGAAGAAAAGCAATTGCACGTATTCCAGGTTTTCGGGGATTCTATCCTCGACACCTGGAATCTGCGGGATGAGAACGCTCAGGGTATACCAGACAATGGTGAAGGTATGCACAAGATACCGATCGACCTGGCGAACATAATAATGACCGAATGGTCGGGAGCTGTGACCGAGCCCCCTGACCCTTTAGGCTAGAGTTGGAGCGGTGGCGGGCCGTCGGTGGTGGTATAGATAGTGACGGCAATGTAGTGTCCGAGCCCTGGGAACTTGTGAAGGCTCGGATGATTGATAACTTATGCCAACGGTATAGTTGTTTACCGTCCGCGTTATTGGCGGAGGATGTAGACCGGATCATCCGGATGCATAGCATCCTGGCCCTAGCGGGCGACGACCAGGGTTCACCAGGGAACCCACCAGGTAACAGCATGGAACAAAGTCTGGCGAACATGAGCATGGGGATATAGATGGCAAACGAAGTAATTATCAATGTAAAGTCCGACACGAAGGGCGCACAAAAAGGGCTCTCGGATATGAATAAATCCCTGAAGCAATTCGGGGATAACGCCCGCAAGGCAGGGATGGCGTTCGCCGCTGTCGGGGCTGTTGGGGTTGTAGCAATCAAGGGGTTCCTGGATGCCGCACTGGAGCAACAGAGAAGCACCCAATTGCTTGCGAGCAGTATCGAGAACCTTGGTATATCCTACGAATCAGTTCGGCACGATATAGAGAAAACAACCTCGGCCCTGCAAGCCAAGACAAATTTTGGCGACGAGGAACAGATGCGAGCCCTGGCGCTTATGGTGCCAATGCTCGGATCTGTTGATAAGGCAATGGCCGCATTGCCTGCGGTCATGGATGCCGCTTCGATTAAAGGTGTTGCGCTTGGTACAGTGGCAGGAACTTTGACGAGGGCATTATCCGGACAGGTCAACACGGCGATCACCCTTGGAATGGCGTTCGATGAAACCGCAGACTTCGGCGAACGCCTGGAGCAAGTCCTGGGCGCCATAGCGGGTGCGGCTGAGGCCAGTGCGAACCCACTGACCCAACTGAACAACGATATCGGAGATCTCAAGGAAAAGATGGGGTTCGCCCTGTTGCCAATCATGGACCCCGTCATCCAGAAAACACGTGATTGGGCACTTGAGTTGCAGGGGGTCGACGAGCAAACCCTGCAAACCACTGCGAAGGTTCTGGCAATAGGAACAGCCATCGGAGTTGTGGGTGGAGCGTTCTTGTTATTTGTTTCTTTTATTCCTGCAATAACTGCGGGGTTCCTCGCACTTGGGGTATCGGCGGCGGTACTTGCAGGCGCAACGGGTATCGGTTTGATTCTGGTGGCGGTGGCAGGATTGGCCCTCGCATGGAAAACCGACTTTATGAATATCCAAAGCAAAACCACTTTTGTCGTGGATGCGCTCGGGATTGAGTTCGACGATCTTCTCGCGTATATGGGGCCACAGGGGTCACTTATAGCGGCACTGAAGAACCTGGACAAAGAATTTGAAGTCACCTGGCATGGTATAGGTGGCAGGGGAAAGAAGATCGGCGAAGCCTTAGTGAGTGGGAGAACCCCGTTTGGCAGTTATGATTTGCAACCTATAATTGATAAGGTAAAAGAAGTTGGCGAAGAATTTATGAACGCAGGGAAAGAGGTAGCTACCTTTGAACATAATATGGGCATACATATGTCAGCGGTAGCCAATGATATCGGCAAGGTTGAGGAATCCGCCCACCGAGCGGCGGCGGCAATCGGGAGCATGTTTGCGGCAGGAACTGCTCAACAGAAACCGCCAGAGTTATTCGGTGGCCCTGGAATGAGATGGAATCCGGAAACGGAAATGTTCATTCCAAGTTCATCAATGGGGCCGGTGCCGTTCCCTGCACTGTACAGCGATCCTTCCAAAACCGTGGCAGCCATAGACGCACAAAACGCCCGAAGGTTGGAAGTAATCGAAGCACGGAACCTTGCTTGGGTCAATGGGGATTTCCAGATCGCATCCATCACAATGGACGGGAGGGTGATGAACGACGTAGTGAATGACAATATGGGGAGTGAACTGGTGTCTAGCATAGACGTTACCGGAACCTTTACCCCATGACGACCGAACTGATTAGGAGTTGAAATGGCCTGGACGTTACAATTACTGAATGACGATACGACCATCGACCTGAATGATGGTACAAATTATTCGGGCATGGGATTTATGGCACCGGTACCACCTCGACGGATTGCTTCTGGTGGCCAGAATATGTTTCGGCATGGCACCGATATTCAGGAGCGTGTATTTCAAAATAGGCGGGTGGCGGTAAGTATCCGGATCAACGGAACTTCTCAGGATAATCTTATCAGCAACATCAACGCCGTGAGTTCATTGATAGAACGTGCGGCGGACTATTCCACCTCGGGAATAGGTTCCCAGGTGAAATTACGCCGCAAGTAGAACAACGCAACGAACCAGGTGGATTTCTTCGTACTTGAAGGGATGGTAAGAATCGCGGATGAGTTCGCAACCATTCACCAGGTGAACAACACCGTGATAGCAACCCTGGAACTCATATGCGAACCGTTTGCTTATGGAGCTGAAGAAACTATCGAAAACTTTGTTGCCGATCCAGGGTTCGAAGTTGCGGGCACCGCCCTGGCGGATTGGACTCAGAACCATACGGGGAACGGTACCAGTGCGCGGGATACCTCGGTCAAGAAAGACGGCAACGCATCACTCAAACTTGTTATGACCTCATCCGATGACGATGAGGTAATCGAACGCCACCAGACTCTTGCCGACGTGGACGCCGGAGAGGTTTGGAGTTTCCAATGCTGGGTACGTGTTGACGCCCTTAGCAATTGCAAGGTCGTCATGGGGTTGGATTACAATACTGGTACCGATGTCACGGTGGAGACTACCACCGTGAACGCCTCATCCTTCGTAAAACTTACGAGCAATAACAACACGGTACCAGGGTCAGTGACGTCGATGGTCTTACGGTTGCGTCTCGAAGCAACCGATGATTCCGCAACTGGTACGGTATACATCGACAACGTTATAGCAGTTTTGGGATCTGCCGTCCCGTCCGCCTGGGCGAGCAGTCACGCAATAGCCAACCATTACGATGACGCCGCCCAGGCTTCCACTAACTACGTCGACATCCATGATGTCGGCGGAGACGTCCCTGGGCTCTTACAGGTAAAGGTTGCCGAAGGGCAATCGCATGATGAGTTATGGATGGGGGCACGTCATGCCGGTCGCCAATATGACGACGATATTATTCTGGAAGGCGAGGATGGTACGGCTTCTACAATAGCGCATCCGCAAGTTGGTATTGTGGAAAGTAATACGACGGCATCTGATGCGGCTTATAGTGGCGGAAGTCTGAGAGTTTCTCAGCTTCTTGCTAGTGGCGGCGATGTTGATACCTTGGTCGATGTAAACCACCTGCATTCATTCACGATGGCAACTCCGCCGAAAGGTACGTTCAGAGTGTTGATCGCAGGAGCCGCAAAGAATGGCGCAGGATCAGCGGCTACAACTAGCGTCAATGCGTCAGACTTCAAATGGGGATTGTCTTATACATACGGCGGATTCACGTTACTAGATGACACGAGCCCAGACACCACTTCATTCGTTGCGCTGACAGCCGCGGCACTTGCTGAGAATGTAACAAGCAACTTTGAGATTATTGACTTAGGCACTATCACCATTCCGCCCGTAGCGTCGCCAGACAACCAGACCGAAGCCGCACTGGTGCTGAAGATATTCAACCATTGGGCGACGCAAAGAACTATTCGAGAAGATCAGGAAATTCAATGGTGGACTGATTTTGTTTTCTTGATGCCTGTCGACTTTGGGTCGGCTTATATCTCAAAGACCGATGCGGCTGACGTTGTACTCCTCGATAGTATGAGCGACGTCAAGGGAGCCTATCTTCTTAATACATCTGACGTCGTTCAGAGCTTCCCGAACAATCAATTGGGGCGCAGCTCCGAAGCTCATCCTGATGGAACCCGTGTTTACGTCTTGGCGCAAAATGGCAACTATACCCAAGGCGATACGTTCACGGTATCTGTCACGTACCGCCCTCGATTCCTTCACGTAATGGGGGCATAACATGCCATTGCAACCAACTCTCCAGGTGCGGTTATTCGATAACGATCTATCCAGTCCAACGTTGATTGAAGATCTGACGGATAAGGTTGAGGGGTTGCAGTTCTCAACCGCCCTGAATGGCGGTTTTCATTCCTGCACTTTCACCCTGGCAACTGATCTGGGCTATGCGTGGAACTATTTATCCAGAGAAGGAAAGCGTGGTTATCATTTCAATCGTATAACAGTCCATGAAGACAAGATCCTCATCTGGGAGGGAAGGATCGTAGACATAGAACTCAATATACTTGCCGCACGGCATAACCTGAAAGTCACTGCGCATGGATACTGGGGGTCAATGAAGGATCAGTTTTACACGGACAGCGGCGGAACGGATTGGAGTTCAGGGTCGGGGCATCAAATGCACGACATCATCAAAGAAGTTTTAGATGATGAATGTCCAGACATAAACAGCGACCAAACAAACATAGACGATTCTAGCCGTGATCTTGCAGGGATAGACTTTACTACGAAAGAATATCCGCAAGATATCGTAAACAAGCTGACAGATTTGTCTGACAGCGATGGTTCGATTTGGTTCTTTGCGATATGGGAAGAGAGGAAACCTTATTTCTTTAAACGTGCAGTCACCCAGGTTGATTACTATGTCTGGTTGGAGGATCTATCTGACCTGAGATTACAGCAGTCTGCGGTGCAATTAAGAAATGCTATCCTGCCATTTGTTGGCACAACCGAGGGAACAACTCAAACCGATGCGACGAGCCTTGCATTATACCCACGAAGGGAACTCAAGTTATCACTAAACACTGGATCCAATGCAAACACGCAAGCTGATGCCGCTGCCGCATCAGCGGTGGAGAAATCCTTACCTCGTCAACAACAATCTTTTTCAATCGATGGCAGGGTGTACTCAGCACTTGCGGGTGATTCTGGTGGAAGATTGCAAGAGGTTCCACTATGGAGGGTTCGTGCCGGCGAAGTCATCAGGATACAAGACCTGGTTCCTAACAGTGCGGCAACGCCCGCCCTGGATGATGTCAGAACCTTTTACATCATGGAAACCGACTATGCCGCTGATAAGAATGTCCTCAAGATTCAGCCAGACAGACGAAGAAGGAGCCTGGCAAGAACTCTGGCGAATCTTGGAAATATCGAGAAATAAAGGAGACGAGTATGATTGCGGTATTGCTGAGGTTTCTGCCTCCAGAGAAACGTGCGTTGATTGAGTTGATCTTCAGGATCTACAGCCAGCTGGACACTCCAGAAGAACGCAGGGATGTTGCAGATTATTGCAGGCAGATGCTTTCTGACGGGAAGATCGGGTTGACTGAATGGAGTAGTTTCGGGAAGAAACTGGGAGTCTTCAGGCTCGGAAAATAAAATATTCTCGCCCCTAGTGTTAGCTCCGTCGGGGTTGTCACTCTCCTCGTTACAATCTCCTTTCGACATTATAGGCTCGGGCATCCTACGGAGCGTTAGATAAGCCTGGGTGGGGCGTATAAATAAAGGAGAAGAAAATGAACTGGATGGGAAAAATTCGTCCCCAGATCCTCGTCAGTATCCTCGGATTAACTGGTATCGCTATGATAGGCTTATACTATGGAATGGTGGAAGTTGCGACTGCTTGCATAGGCGGTGTCACGGGATTGGGGTTCAAAATTTTAGAGGCGGACTAGTCACCAGGAAGTAACCAAAGAGTAACCAGTAAGTGACTCTGTCACTCTGTCACAGGCTTGACCGATCAATAAGGGGGTGACCATGAAAAGAATAAGGTCTGGTATCAGGGCTTTGAAACGTGGATTGATCTGGACGCTGTTAGCACCTCCTCGATCTGTGCGGTGGATCTACCGCAAGATCGTTGCGGGAGTACGTATCACCCTGCGGGGAATAAAGAACGGCGTTTTGGCATGTCTACGTTCGCCCAGAGCGGCATATAACAAAGCACGTTCAGCCCGTGATTGGTTACTGGTCAAGGTGGAATACTTGCAATCGGAATCAGCCAAGTGGAGAACCACTTTCATGATTCTCAAGACCCCATACTCAGCCCTCAGAG